GCACTTTCAATTATTGCATATAGTAAATTCGCTATATCTTCTGGTATGACTTTATCGTCTACATTAAGTCTTACCCATGGGCCATAAGAATCCATTCTGTCAGAACCTTGATATACTTGACCAGTTTCTTGATCAATCAAAATCCACTTTTCTGGAACCTTAGTTCTTACTAAAAGTTGAACTGGATCTCTTAATTGTTTAAGAGGTTTTCCATTCTTCAGTATTCTGTTTACCATAGTGTTTTTCTATGTATCTTTCTACTTTTTCATATAAATCTAGTCCAACATAGTTTTTGTATGAACATTCTAAACAGTATAAGAATAGCTGATCTTGATCTGTTAGGTTTGGGTAAAGCATTGATTTGTCTATTGGGCAAAGCAGCGGAGGAACTTTTGATTCCTCCGCCAACTTTTGATAAGCCACGATTACTTGTGTTTTAATTTACTGCCTCTGTCTTTTTTGTTTTAGTTGTCATTGTTAAACACTTTGCAGGAAATTCTTTTAAGAACTCCTTGTATCTTACAGTTCCGTAACTTGGCCAAGAACTCCAGTCCTTGCCTTGCTTCGTCATTCTATAAACGATTTCGGCGTTTAAAATGGGGTTAAATAGGTTAGAATTGGAAGTGAGACCATATTGATCTCTTCTCTCAACTCCGAGGTCATCAAGCATGTTTACTTGGAAAATCCCGTATGAGTTGTCCCCTGTTTTTCTGTTTCCGTTATGAGCAAGCGGTCTTCCGTTGGACTCTGTTTTTGACACAGCCCACGCTTTTTTTAGAGCCTGACCTTCAAAGCCAGCAATGCTCAAAACTTCAACAAGATCGCAGTGACTTAAATCAGTTGCTACTGAATAAGCCTCTACTTTTTTCTGTAATTTTTCAGCAGCTAATTGCTCCTGAATTTTTACAGCATATGCAGGTCCATCTGTAATTGATACTAAATAAACTGCTACCATAAACAAAACGAATATGGTAGAATTACTAAGTACTTCATACAAACGTTTTATATTTTTCTCCATAGGTTGTTACCTCCTAAGAGACAGTAAATATAATAATACTAAACAAAGTATGGGCTTGTCAAGTTAGTCGACCAGAAAGATATTATGGATATTTCTTATTACACAGTAAAAGCGGGATTAAATCCAGCTGTGGGATTTGGTTATGCTGGTCAAAATATAGTTAAATCATTACAAAGTTTAGGACACAAAGTAAATTTTGCAAATCCAAAAGCAGATTTACAATTAATGTTTACTCAACCTGACAATTTTAAATTTCATAGAAATCAATATCAAATTGGATATACACCTTGGGAATCTACTTCAATGGATCCAGCATGGGTTGAAAAATTTAACCTATGTGATGAAGTATGGGCAACATCTCAATGGACAGCAGATGTTTTTAAAGCAAATGGTGTTGAAAAAGATGTTAAAGTTTACAGACATGGAATTGAAAGTTTTTGGAAACCAAAGAAAAGAATTCTAAAAGATGATGGAGTTTTTAGATTTCTTCATATTGGTGAACCAGCTCCAAGAAAAGACGGACAATTAGTAGTTGAAACTTTTATTAAATTGTTTGGTAATAACCCAAAATATCACTTAACAATCAAGGCGCATCTATTTAATACTATTAGAATATATAATAATTATAATATATTATCTTTACCTAATATATATAATAATATATCAATTATAACAGAAGAGTATGACACTAGTCAACTCCTATTTTTATATCACTCTCATCATGCACTTGTTTATCCAAGTTGGGGAGAAGGATTTGGATTTATCCCTTTGCAAGGTTTAGCAACTGGTATGCCAGTAATATCAACTTATGATTGGGCAGATTATAAAGAATTTTTAGGACCTCTAAAGTTAAAGTCAACATTGACAGATGAGAAGTTACCTAAATCTGTAGGACATACTTATGTTGGAAAAATGTTTAAACCCAATAAAGAACATCTTGAAGAACTTATGTATGATGTTGTTTTAAATTATAAAGCTTATTCTGGCTATTATTTTGCACAAGCTGAAAAAATTCATGAAAAATATAATTGGATTCAGTTGACTAAGAATGCTTTTGATCATTTAGAAAAAAAATTTTCTTAACCCCTTGCCCCTATAAAAACTTTTAGGTATACTTAGACTTACCCAAAATAAAATTTAGCTGTAGAAAAACGGCGGAAAGAGTACTCTAAAAATGTCAAGAACTATTGAAAACCCATATGAAAACTTTATTGCATTGTCAAGATATGCAAGATGGCTGTCTGATGAAAACCGTCGTGAAACATGGGGTGAAACTGTAGATAGGTACTTTGACTTTATGCTTTCCCACCTTAAAAACTTTAATTACTACCCAGACCTCAAACTTGTTGAGGAATTAAAGCAAGCGGTTTATGATAGAAACGTAATGCCTTCTATGAGAGCTGTTATGACTGCAGGTGCAGCATTAGATAGAGACCATGTTGCAGGATATAACTGTTCATTTGTTCCAGTTGATTCCCCAAGATCATTTGATGAAACAATGTATATCTTGATGTGTGGAACTGGTGTTGGATTCTCTGTTGAATATAAATATGTTAATAAGCTTCCTGCCGTCCCAGAATCATTTGAAAAATCTACAACTACAATTGTAGTAGAAGATTCTAAGACTGGTTGGGCAAAGTCTTATCGTGAACTTCTTGCAATGCTTTGGGCTGGACAGATTCCTTCTGTAGACGTTTCTAAACTTCGTCCAGCAGGTGCACGTTTAAAGACAATGGGTGGTCGTTCTTCAGGCCCACAACCACTTATTAATCTTTTTGATTTTACTATTGCTAAGTTCAAGCAAGCAGCAGGTCGCCAGTTGAAGCCTATTGAGGCACACGATATAATGTGTAAGATAGGTGAAGTTGTAGTTGTTGGCGGAGTACGTCGTTCTGCAATGATTTCTTTGTCAAACATTAATGACATTGAAATGGCAGCAGCAAAATCAGGTAACTGGTGGGAAAACAATTCACAACGAGCTTTGTCAAATAACTCAGTAGCATATTCTCGCAAACCAGAGATGGAGCAGTTTATTGCTGAATGGAAAAACTTATATGACTCAAAATCTGGTGAGCGTGGCATATACAATGTTGCCGCTGCTCAAAAGCAAGCAGCAAGATGGGGAAGAAGAGATCCTGAAATTCACTACGGAACTAACCCATGCTCAGAAATTATCCTTAGACCTTATCAGTTTTGTAATTTATCCGAAGTTGTAATTCGTGAAAAAGATACTGCTAAAACAGTAGCAGAAAAAGTTAGATTAGCTACAATTCTTGGAACTTGGCAATCAACACTTACAGACTTTAAGTATCTTCGCAAAATATGGAAAGATAATACAGAAGAAGAACGCCTACTTGGTGTATCTCTTACTGGTCAGTTTGGTAATAAATTCTTTTCTGGAAAAGAAGATCTCAAAAAACTATCAGAAGTTTTAGAAGGCCTTCGTGATTATGCAAGAGATACAAATAAAGCAGAAGCAGCAAAAATTGGTATTAACGAATCTGCTGCTATTACATGTGTTAAGCCTTCTGGAACGGTGTCACAGCTTGTAGGAGTTTCTTCAGGAATGCATGCATGGCATTCTCCATATTACATTCGCACTGTTCGTGGAGATAAGAAAGATCCTTTATCAACATTCTTAAAAGAAGTTGGAATTCCAGTAGAAGATGACTTTATGAAACCAAATGACACTTATGTGTTTTCATTTCCAGTAAAGGCACCAGAAGGTGCAATTACAAGAGATCATTTGACCGCTATTGATCATTTGAATACATGGCTTGTTTATCAACGTGCATGGTGTGAGCATAAACCATCTATTACAGTGTCTGTAAAAGAAGATGAGTGGATGGAAGTTGGTGCTTGGGTATACAAGCATTTTGATGAAGTATCAGGTATTTCATTCCTACCACATTCAGATCATTCATATAAGCAAGCACCTTATCAAGAAGTAACAGAAGAACAGTATCTTGAATTGTTAGCAAAGATGCCGTCTTCTATTAGGTGGGAAGATTTGTCATTCTATGAAACCGAAGATGGTACTTCAGGAACACAAACTTTAGCCTGTACATCAGACGGAAATTGTGAAATTGTAGATATATCCGCTTGATGGTAGAATATAAATATGGGTAAACCCCATTAAGGAGAAAATATGGCAACGAAAAAGAAAGCAGAGGCACCAACAATGGATCTAGGAAAAGAAGCAAGCAAAGCTCTTGCAATTCTAGCAAGCTATGGTCGTTCATTTATGGCGGCAGCATTAGCACTTTATATGACAGGAAATACAAATCCAAAAGATTTGGCAATGGCTGGAGTAGCAGCTGTAGCACCAGTTCTATTAAGAGCTCTTAATAAAAACGACAAGGCTTTTGGCCTAACTAAGTAAATACTTTAGGACGGTCCCTATGCTAAAATGAGCATAGGGACTTTTCTATTTAATAAGGTGGTATTGTGGCATCAACAAAAAATTTTGAGGTAGACCAAGGGGCTACTTTTTCTTTTCAAATTGAGTATCTAGACTCAAATGATAACCCTATTGATCTAACTGGTTCCACAGCCAAAATGCAGATACGTGATACAAAAGGCGGAAAGCAACTAGTTACAACTTTGTCTACTCCATCATCTAATGGAATAAATATTGTTGGTAATATGATTACAGTTACTATTCCTGCTAATGCAACAAATAAATTAATTTTTCCAAAATCAGCTTATGACATTCTTGTCACAGATACAAACGGT